TCAGCTGGTGTCTTTTTCTTCATCGTTATCACAACAGAGATCCTGATAGGCTGAAATGGTACTCAGTGTATCACCAAGCTGTGAAAATATGGAACTTATCAAAGCGATTTCATCAGCAGACCGTCCCTCGGCGATACGGCAGGCCATGGTAGATATAAGAATTACAAGTTCGCAGGGTTGCATAAATATATCACCTCTGAATAGTATATGTGGCAGAGGGGCGGCAAGACAGAAAAATTCTTACACTATCTTATAGATGTTAAAAGGTTCAAACAGTATCAGATAATTGTCTTTTTGCAGTCCTTTTCCGTATATTGCCTGATAGCAGTGAATGGCATCAAGCAAAAACTCTTCCGTTACATCCAAATGTTCCGCAATTTCGTACCCATTCCGGCATCCGGCTTCTTTTGCCGCCACCAGCTTATCAAGGGTTATCATTTTATTGTAGGCCCAAAGCCTTGCGGTACGTTCCTGCTTCTGGTTGGACACATCGGATTGGTCCAGAATATCGCCGGTGGTGGTATGGTAGTGTCCCAGCTCTTCCGCCAGAACGCAGGCCTTCTGACAATCTGTCATATCCTGGCGGATCAATATCTGGGTGCCTTTAATCCTACCGTCATTGGCTATCAGCGGCCGTTCCTTTATGATGATTCCATGGGAATCCGCTTCTTCTAATAAAGATTCATAGTTCAAATAAATCACCTCAATGAGTTATCTTTTATTCATCAAAAAAGGCATCATCGTGCTTCTTCATTTCTTCTGTCACCTCAATGTCGGTCCGTTCATGGGCTGCTACCGGTTTCAGGTAGGTTCTGCTGTCAGTATTAAAAATATTAACTGGGCTTTGGCTTTTTACGTATTCGGGGATATGAACCATTTCTCTGACACGTTTTAGGGCTTCTTTCTGACCTTTCTCATTTAAACGGTGAAAATTCTCAATCATTTCTCCGGCATATTCCCCGAAACGTCCGCTGATATAGTCAAAAGCGGAAGCAGTATCGCTTTCCCAACCCATGAGATAGGCTGGGGTTGTCCTCAAAGCATTGGCAATTGCTATAATCTTAGACTGGGGAAGCCCTCTTCCGTCTACCTCGATTTTATTAATGGAAGAACGAGATTTATAGCCAGCTTTCAGCGCCAGTTCTTCCTGTGAGATTCCAAGCTCTTCCCGTCTCCTTTTAATAATCTGTCCTATTTCCACAGGATCACCTCCATAGCGGTATTATATCACGGTGTAGAAAGATATTCAACAAAATTGCAAAATGTTGTTGACAAATATAGTACATGGGAGTATGATAACAAATGTAGACAATATGACTACAAAAGAAAAGGAAGAAAGTATGAAAGATACAGTTCGGCTTATTGATGAAATTAAATAGTCCGAACTGGAAAAGGGGCAATTGCAGCAAAATGAATCTTTCAAACGATTAAAAAGCTGTACAGGTTATTGAGGATTACATAATTGCGTAAAAATAGTATTTTTTTTACTAATCACGTAGACTAAATGACTACAATGGACGGTGAAAAAAGGAGAATCCTATGGAAGTGAAAGAACAAGGGAAGGTAAGAAGTCCGACAAAAAAGGAACGAATCTGGTATAGGGAAAGGCAGGTGCCGGAAGGAAAGGCTGGAGGCATAGGAAAGGGGGGATTACATGTATAACGAAATCATGGATGGAGTTATCAAACGGTTGGAAGAGTTTTTTCCGGAAGCCAGGATCGATACAAGCCCTTTTGGGGAAGGGATTTCTGAACCTTATTTTGAAGTCGGACTTTTAGAGACGTTTGAAAAGCCAGTGAACGGGCAGCGTTATTTCCGCAGCATAAGCATGTATGTAACGTATAACTGCCAGAATTCAGTACAGCCCTCAAGGGACAGAAATCTTGTTCTGGATGTTCTTATGGACAAACTGGAATACATTACTCTGGAAAACGGCTCTTTGATAAGAGGCAGCAGCAGAAAGGGAAAAAGCGAAGGGGAGGCCTTAAACTTCCTGGTGGATTATCAGGTCTACATTTTAAAAAACGGGGAGTCGGAAGAATTCATGGAAGATATTAAATTAAAATGAAAGAGGTGTTATCGTGGCAAAAAAGAACGTAAAAGAAACGGACGGGACCAGCGTAATACGTTATACAAAGGATCAGCTGATCAGTTCAGAAAAGTATCGTAATCAGAGGGACTTAATAAGTGCTTTGTTTGATGATAGGAAAGTATATTCTGTAACAGAAGCAGAAGAAATCATGAATCAATTTATGAAAGGAAAGGTGAAAGTATGTTAGGTGGAGGAAATTTTACAATTCAAAACAAAGTATTTCCTGGTGCATATATCAATTTTGTGAGTACTGCTTCGGCAGGTGCATCCATGGGAAACAGGGGGGTGGCAGCAATCCCTATGGTTCTTGAATGGGGACCGGAGAAAGAGATATTTGAGGTTACAGCAGAGGATTTCCAGAAAGGGTGTAAAGAAATTTTTGGCTATGCAATGGACGATGCGGCTATGCTTCCGGTCAGAGAGCTTTTCCGAAATATGACGAAGGGAATTTTTTACCGCTTGAATACAGGTACACATGGGGCAAACGAATATGGCACGGCAAAATACTCTGGTAACAGAGGAAATAATTTGATGACCATTATTGCGAAAAATGTTGATAATGATTCAAAATTTGATGTGAAGACCCTGTTTGCAGGAAGAGAAGTTGATTGCCAGACAGTCGCAGAGGCAAAAGAGCTGATAGATAACTGCTACGTCATATTCAAAAAGGATGCCGAATTGGCAGAGACGGCAGGACTTCCTTTTACAGGAGGTGCCAATGGCGCTGATGTGACAGGTGAAGATTATGCAGAATTCCTCGATAAGATGGAGAGTGCTTCCTTCCAGATTCTTTGCTGTCCTTCTGCTGACGGTAAGGTAAAAGCTTTGTTTACAGCATTTACAAAACGTATGAGGGATGAAGCTGGTGTGAAGTTCCAGACTGTATTACATCAGTATTCCAAGGCTGATTATGAGGGTGTCATTTCCGTTGAGAATGAAGCGGAAGAATCAGCTACAGGCCTTGTTTATTGGGTTGCAGGTGCAGAAGCCGCATGCCTTGTCAACAAGACCATTGAAAATAAAGTTTATGACGGGGAGTATACCGTTAAGGCTTCCTATACCCAGGCTCAGCTTGCTGATGCTATAAGGGCAGGCAAACTTATGCTTCACAGTGTAGGAAGTGAAATCAGGATTCTGACTGACAGTAATACTTTGGTTACTTACACAGAGGAAAAAGGGGAAGATTTCTCTAACAACCAGACGGTCCGCGTTCTGGACCAGATTGGAAATGACGTAGCTTCTCTTTTCCATACACGTTACCTGGGTAAGATTTCTAATGACGATGCAGGACGGGTAAGTCTTTGGAATGACATTGTTACATATGGAAAACAGCTGGCGGTGTTAAGGGCGATTGAAGCTGTAAATTCGGAAGAGGTTACTGTGGAAAAGGGACAGGGAAAGCGGTCCGTTGTGGTGAATTTCCCGGTGAAACCGATTAATTCCATGAGCATTTTATACATGACAGTAATTGTATCATAAGAAAGGGGTAATTAACATGAATAATATTACAATGGACGCATGGGACGCTATCAGCGCCACAAAAGCAGAGTGCTATATCACAATCGGAAATGAACGATATAATTTTATGCAGGCATTGAACCTGGAGGCTAAGATTGAAAAGGTAAAATCAGAGATCCCGATTTTGGGACGAGCCATGAAGGGGAATAAGACCGTGGGAATGAAAGGAAGCGGATCAGCTACTTTCCATTACAATACAAGCATTTTCCGGGATATTTTATATAAGTTCCAGCAGACCGGAAATGATATCTATTTTGATATCCAGGTGACCAATGAGGACCCTGCTTCCAGGGTAGGCCGTCAGACTGTGATTTTAAAGGATTGCAACTTAAATGGAGGAATTATCACCAAATTTGATGCAACAGGAGAGTACTTAGAAGATGAGTTTGAATTCACATTTGAAAGCTGGGAGATGCCTGAAAGATTCAGCAATCTTGCGGGAATGCAGTAAAAAAAGAAAGGAATAAAAGTATATGGGAGATTTAAGTTGTTTTTTAAGCCAGAATGCAGTTAAGGCGGAGCATGAAAAGTTTGTTGTTTCCAAACGTTTTTTAGGTCCGGGGAAAAAACCGGTGGAATGGGAGATTAAAGCCATTACCTCTAAAGAAGATGAATCCTTAAGAAAAGAGAGCACGAAAAGGGTTCAGGTAACAGGAAAAAAGGGACAGTATACCCAGGAGACGGATTATAACCTTTATCTTGGGAAGCTGGCAGCTGAATGTACGGTTTATCCTAACTTAAATGATAAGGAATTACAGGATTCCTATCATGTTATGGGGGCAGACGGGCTTTTAAAGGCCATGCTGACTGCAGGCGAATACGCAGGTTATCTGGAACGAATTCAGCAGGTGAATGGTTTTGATATTACACTGGAAGAGCAGGTTGAAGAGGCAAAAAACTGATAGAAGGAGGTGATATGGAAGCAAATATTGCTTACTATTGCCTCCACAAGCTCCACAAATGGCCTCATGAGTTTCTAAGCCTGGACAGGTATGAACGGGCGTTTGTTATGGCAGCGGTACAGCTTAAGCTGGAAAATGACAAGAAAGAGGCACAAAAGACGAAGAGTGCCAGAAAAAGATAGAAGAATGGAAGAGCATCTTTTAGGGTGTTCTTCCAAAAAAAGAAAGGAGGGAAAGCGTTTGGCAACAATACAAAATTCAATACAGCTTCAGGATGGAGCCTCCTCCGTGTTAATGAAAATCAATCAGTCAATCAATATTACAAGCCAGTCTTTTCGAAAATTCCAGATGGCGGCAGGTGGTTTTATGGGTCTGCCAGGGATGTCGGCTTCCATAACAGATATTCAGAGTATGGGAATTCAGTTTGAACAGGTCACTGAAGTAATCGTACAGGCCAAGGAAAAGCAGGAAGAGTTAAATAAAACCATTGATGATGGCAAGGGCAAACTCCAGGAAATGAAGAAACTCTGGGATAAAGCATTATCTGGTTTAGGTAAGATGGGAATCAACACCAGTCCTATGGATATATTCAACCAGGCAAATGATATAAAAGCAGCCGGAAATCTCATACAGTCCAGGACCGGAATGCAGGGGCAGGATCTGGATATGGCAAAGCAAAGTGCTAAAAATCTATATGTGGATAACATAAGCGGCAGTCCTGAAGATGCAGCAAAGAGTTTATCTTCGGTTCATCAGATGACTGGTCAGACAGGTGATAGCCTGGAGCAGCTTACAAGAGCAGGATTGCTCCTTGAAGACACCTTTGGTTACGGCCTGGCAGACAGTATCCGCACTGCAGGAGTGCTGCAGGAGAGGTTTGGAGCTACCGGTGCTCAGTCATTAGACTTAATCGTACAGGCAACCCAGGCTGGACTTGATAAAAACGGGGAACTGCTTGATACGATCAATGAATATTCTTCACAGTTTAAAAACTTAGGCTTTGAAGGGGCGGAAATGTTTAACATGCTGATTAATGGAGCGCAGAATGGAGAAGTATCAGTCAGCACTTTAGGTGAGGCTGTAAAGGAATTTTCATCAAGGGCTGTTGGCGGAGGAAAGGATGCTCAGGAAGGCTTTTCTGCTTTGGGACTTGACGCGGTTAATATGACAGAAGCATTTGGAAGCGGCGGTGACACAGCCAAACAGGCATTCCAGCAGACCATTGCCGCTTTAAGCAGTATGGAAGATCCTGTCAGAAGAAATATAGCAGGAATGAAGCTGTTTGGCAGCGCCTGGGGAGAGCTTGGCAGTGAAGGAATTATGGCATTGTCCAGCTTGGAAGGATCTGTAACGCTGTCAACGGAACACCTGGAAGAATTAAATAATGTGAAATACAACGATGCAGCCAGCGCGCTGAGTTCTTTGGCTAAGACCGTCAATATGGGGCTTGCTGGTCCCATGTCCGGTCTCGTAGAAAGTATAACAGAAAAATTAAATGATTTTACTGCAGGATTACAGGGTAATATAGGAGAAGCCAACGGGATTTTTGGTTCTATCGGCGTTGTAGCCGGAGCTGTAGGAAGTACCATCACAGATAATTGGTCTATTGTTGAACCTATTTTATGGGGGATTATAGCCGCTTTGCTTGTTTATAATTCTACTACAACATTGAAAACAATTTGTGATTTTGCTGGTGCAGTAGCAACTACGGCAATGACAATAGCACAAAAAGGTCTGAATACAGCATTTGCGGAATGTCCTCTTACCTGGATTATCATGTTGATCATTATTTTAGTAGCACTCTTCTATGCAGGTGTAGCAGCTGTTAATAAATTTGCCGGAACATCTTACAGTGCTACTGGGTTGATATGCGCAGCGTTTGCAGTTGCAGGAGCATATATTGCTAATAACTTAATGGGAGTATTAGAAATTGGTTTTGGGATCATTGAGTATTTTTACAACGGCTGGGTTGCTTTTGCAAACTTTTTTGGGAACCTGTTTAACGATCCGGTATCATCAATCATATATTTATTTGCAGATCTGGCAGATGGAGTACTTAATATTATACAAAAAATAGCAAAAGCCTTGGATTTTATTTCTGGTTCTCATATGGAAGACACTATAAAAGGTTGGCGGGATGGTTTGTCAGACATTGCCGATGAGCTTGCTGAGAAGTATGGAAATGGAACGTATGAAGTCAAGGCTGACAAATTGGATATGGATAAGACGCTTGCTGATTTCGGGATTGACCTGAATCGGTTTGGGTTAAAAGATTCTGCCCAAAAAGCGTATGCAGGTGGGGACAGAGCAGAAGATACTGCAAAGAAAAGATTTGAAGACATTAAAGAAACATTTGCCAGGCATAATCAAAATTCAGGTTTTAATCCGTCGGATGCGGCCGACAGCATTGCCCAGAGTACCGGTGATACTGCCATAAATACGGCAGCCATGGCAGACTTAATGGATATTTTGGATGAGGAGCTGAAATATATGCGGGATGCCGCAGAGCAGGAAATCATTAACCGCTTTACACTGGCGGAACTGAAGGTAGATGTAAATAACAACAACACCATAAAGAATATGACTGATTATGATGAACTGAATCGAAGGCTTGGTGATGCTACCAGCGAAATTCTTGCTTCGGCTGCGGAAGGAGTGAATTTTTAATGGCATATGAAGTTTATATTGACGATATATTTCTCCCTCTGCCTCCGGAAAAGATCCCTGTCAAGTATAGCGGGCAGAACAAGACGGTAAATCTGATAAACGGAGAAGAGATAAATTTGGTCAAATCCTTTGGACTCGCCGAAATAAGCATTGATGTAATCATTCCACAAATGGATTACCCCAGTGCGGTCTGGGATGGAAGTATTGACAGTGCGGAGGATTTTCTTGAAAGACTTCAGGATTTAAAGGAGGGTCAAAGCCCCTTTGAATTTACCGTTATCCGGCAAGGGATGGGAGGCAACAGTCTATTTGATACCAGCATGGATGTAACTCTAGAAGATTATAAGGTTACAGATGATGTAAGTGAGGGACTTGATCTTATTGTCTCGCTTACAATGAAGGAATATAAAAGTTATGGGACTAAAATAATGAATTTTACCATTGTTGAGGAGAAGCAGGAAATAGAGTCTGGGCAGCAGGAAGAGGAACGCCAGGGGGAGCCGCCGCCAGAAAAGAACTATACAGTTGCAAAGGGAGACTGTCTATGGTCCATAGCGAAAAAACAGCTTGGCAACGGGGGCCGGTGGCAGGAAATCCATAATCTGAACCGGGACAAAATAACAAATCCAAACGTTATTTATCCAGGACAGGTTCTCATTATGCCATAGGAGGTAGAAAATGGAAGCACATTTATATATCCAGAACGGCCAGACCGTATACGAACCGGTAGTGAAAGGAGCTATTACCTGGGAAACACAGCGCAGAGGGCAGCCAGGAAAGTGTTCTTTTACCCTGATCCCGGACAAACGACTCCAGATCGAGGAGGGCAATGCCCTCCGTCTGGATGTGGATGGGAAACCTGTTTTCTTTGGATTTATTTTTGAACGAAGCTGGAGCAGCGATGGAGAAATGAAGGTCACCGCTTACGATCAGCTTAGATATTTAAAAAATAAGGAGACTTATAATTACACGGATTTAACTGCCGGAGAGGTTATCCAGATGATAGCCAGGGATTATCATTTGAAAACGGGGGAATTAGAGGATACGAAAGACAGGATTTCCAGAAAGGAAAAGGATAAAACGCTATTTGATATTATTTTGAACAATCTGGATCTTGCAATGATACATACGAAAAACCTGTTTACATTTTATGATGATGCAGGAAAACTCACCCTGAAAAATATGGAGAACATGAAGCTTGACATCATGATAGATAACAAGACAGCGCAGGATTATGACTATAAGGTCAGCATTGACAACGATACTTACAACCAGATCAAACTGTATTGTGACAACAGTGATACAAAGCAAAGAGAAATCTATATGACAAAGCACACAGAAAATATCAATAAATGGGGGATTCTCCAGAAAGATGAGTCTATTGATAAAGGGGCAGACGGCCAGGCCATAGCGGAAACATATCTGACTTTGTATAACCGTCCATCCAGGACCCTGACCATCAAGGATGCCTTTGGAGATATCCGGGTACGGGCAGGCTGCCTGATTCCGGTATTCCTTGATATAAAGGATGAGGGAATAGAAAATTATCTGGTAATCGAGTCTGCAGCCCATAAAATTGACGAAGGAATACATACTATGGATTTGACATTGAGGGGGGCGAAAATCAGTGGCTGATTTAGAATGGATTGAAAATATAAAGCGGATCGTTATTCAGGCGGTTGAAGCAGGAGATCCATGTGACGTGATTCCGGGGACTGTAATAAAGGAAAATCCCGTTGAAATACAAATCGACCAGAAAACGATTCTATCCAAATCCCAGGTTATTTTGCCGAAGCAGTTTACAGAGCATGGGGAAGTGATGAATATTCCTGGGGTCGGAGAGGTGACTGTAACCGTGAAAAATGGATTAAAAGAAGGTCAAAAGGTTCTTTTGCTTCAGAAAAGGGGAGGACAACAGTACGTGGCAATAGGCACATGGTAGGAAAGGAGGTGTTGCTATGCTTCCGGTGACAGGTAATATTTTGGAACAGGATTTTAAAATGGTACAGATGCCGTCAAAGACCTTTCGGCTGGATACGGAAAGAAAGCGGGTAATCGGAACGGTAGATGGTTTGGAGGCGGTAAAGCAAGCGGTTTTCTGCATTCTTAATACAGAACGGTTCGACTGGCTCATTTATAGCTGGAATTATGGCGTGGAGCTTAACGGCTTATTCGGGAAGTCAACAGGGCTGATAAAAGCAAAGATCAAAAAAAGAATCAAAGAAGCGTTGCAGCAGGATGACAGGATTCAGAGTGTTGATACATTTTCCTTTGAAGGTAATGGGAAAATCCTTCATGTAAGGTTTATGGTTCATACCACTTATGGTGAAATTATGATGGAAAAGGAGGTGAGTATTTAATGCATGAGGATATGACGTATGAAGTTATTTTGAGGCGGATGTTGGATAGAGTTCCAAAAGATCTGGATAGGAGAGAAGGATCCGTCATTTACACGGCTTTGGCTCCGGCAGCAGCAGAAATTGCAATTACGTATATTGAATTGGACCATGTTTTAAAGGAAATGTTTGCTGATTCAGCAAGCCGAGAGTTTTTAATTCGAAGGGCAGCAGAGCGTGGAGTAATACCAAAAGCCGCTACATATGCAGAATTAAAAGGAGAATTCAATATAGAAATACCTATAGGCAGCCGTTTTTCATTAAATGTTTTTAATTACACAGTTGTAGAGCGATTAGGTACTGGTGAATATAGAATGCGATGCGAGACAATAGGAGCAGCTGGAAACAGCAACTTCGGCAGGCTAATCCCTATTGAATATATAAAAGGGCTGACAAAGGCAGAATTGACGGAATTATTAATACCTGGAGAAGATGAGGAAGAAACAGAGCGGTTTCGTAAGCGCTATTTTAATAGTTTAAAATCACAGGCGTATGGCGGAAATATAGCAGATTATAAAGAAAAGGTATCTGCAATTTCCGGAGTGGGAGGGGTAAAGGTCTTTCCTACATGGGCCGGTGGTGGAACTGTGAAGCTGGTTATTATTGATTCATCTTATAGTATTCCTACTGCTGATTTGATTCAAGCAGTACAGGATGAAATTGACCCAGAGCCGAATCAAGGGAAAGGTTATGGACTAGCACCTATTGGCCATGAAGTAACAGTAGTTGGAGCAGAGGAGGAGAAAATATCTGTTGTAACTAATATTACATATCAAACAGGGTATGATGCTAGTCGGTGCTTTGGTGATATCAGTAATGCAATAGATGACTATCTGGCAGAACTAAACAAATCCTGGCAGGAGGTTAGTGAAAACGTAGTGAGGATTTCCAGAATTGAAAGCAAACTGCTCGATGTGGAAGGAATACTTGATGTGTTTGATACAAACATCAATGGAAAAAGAGGAAATTATGTAATTCCATCGGACAGGATAGCTGTGAGGGGTGAAATTCATGTATGATCGGAGAGAAAATGATTTGAAATCTTATTTCCCGGACTACGTTAAGGAATTTGTTGAGTTTGACAGTATCGCCAAACTAGAAGCCAAAGAACTCAAAGTTCTTTGTGATGGTTGCCAGGATCTTTGGGACGCTGGATTCATTTTGACGGCAGACTATCAGGGAATAAAGAAGTGGGAGCTGTTTTTGGGTTTAAAACCAGAGCCTCAATTCACTCTTGATGAGAGAAGGTCAGCAGTTCTGGCAAATTGGAATTACCAACTCCCTTACTCGAAGAGTAAATTAGGAGAACAGCTAACAGCATTGCTAGGTGAAGACTATGAATTATATATTTTTCATCATATTTATAAATTAAAGCTTGTGGTGAAGGAGAGGCCGATAACTGTCTTGAAAAGTATTCAAGGAATGATTCGGGAAATGATACCAGCCAATTTGGAGACGTTTTTTTTAAGCAAATATCAGGAAAATTATAATATTCAGACTTCTTGTAAAAATTCAATCCGCTACTGGACAGGCTTTTATCCTCGCTATAATCTGCCTCACTTATATTTGGACAATCTATGGTCATTAGATGGCAGCCGCAGGCTGAATGGGTATAACAGTGGAGAATTTATCGATTTTTATCCAATAAGATCCAGATTTGGGGTGAATGTTCCTGAATTTGTACAAGCGACAGAACGAATAAAAGTACCTACGGTAACTGTGGAGCGAATTACCACAGGTAATAATATTTTGAGATTTAGAACTGACTTAAGGGGAGATATACAATGCAAAGAGAAAGTGGCTTTTGCATCTGAAACAGAGGAACAGGTAACAGCAGGTCCTACCCGCGTTATGAACGTAAATGTAGTGAATAACACTTGGAAATTAGATAGAAGGCGTAAGTTAAATGGTGGCTTATCAATTTTATAAGAGAGGAAGAGAAAAATGACAAAAACATCAAATGGAGTAATAACAACAACAGGCAGGAAGAAGTTCTGCAAGGCTCATGCCGGGGATATAACACTCCCGACTATCACGCACATGGCATGGGGAGACGGAGGCGTGGATGAAAACGGACAGCCTAAGACAACAACAGGCAATGAAATTGGGCTTTACAATGAGTTAATGAAGAAAGAAATAGAAGCGCATGCATACACAAATGATGCGGAATCGACATGCCGTTTTACTGCTACTCTGGATAAGGGCGAACTAACAGGAAGAGAAATATCGGAAATGGGGTTGTTCGATTCGGACGGCGATCTAGTTGCTTATCGGACATTTATGCGTAAAGGAAAAGATGCGGACATTCCTCAGATTTATGATATGGATGAAATTTTTTAAGGAGGTTTAATTATGATATTTTGCAATGTAAAAAATCCGCCTGAATATACCACGGAAATCAGAAAATGGGACAGAGAGACTCTGGCAGACGGTCAGGAAATGGCTTTTGAAATAGAACAGCTTTTCAATAATACTTTCTATAATAAGAAGATTCAGGAGCAGCATGAGCGGCCCATAGAGGTCATTATTTCTGCATCTGGCTGGAGCAATATGATTCCATACAGCCAGAAAGTTGCGGTAACTGGGATAAAAGCATCAGATAACCCGGTAATCAGCCCATGTACTCCAAAGGAATTATCTCCGGCAGAGGTGAAACTTAGAAGAAAAATGGTTGGAATGATAACTGATGGGGAAACAGAAGACGGATATGTAACGTTTTACTGCGGAGAAAAGAAACCGACCGGAGATTTCAGCGTTTATTTGAGAGGGGTGAGTGACAATGGGTAAAGTGATTATCGCCGGGGGCGGCGGATCAGGAGTAGGTTCAGATGAATGCACGGCTACAAAGGCGGAGGTCTTAAAGGGATATAGTGTGATTACAGCTGACTCTTATGATGAGGTGGTAGAAGGTACATTAGAGCTTACCGGTGACGTATCAGATAGTCAGGTACTGGAAGGTAAATCATATTATAACTCGAATCCCAAGATTAAGAGAAAGGGTTCTATGGTAAACCATGGTGCTGTGTCCCTGAGTTTGAATGCTGGTGCATCCTATACAGTGCCTGCCGGTTTTCACAATGGGGGAGGTAAGGTTACTGCAAATAGCCTTGCAAGCCAGACTTCTGCTACAGCTACTGCAGCACAGATTTTAAATGGGCAAACGGCTTGGGTGAATGGAAGTAAACTTACAGGGATTCTTTCAGTAAACAGTATATTAAATTTTAGTGCGGCCGCATACAGTACAAACCAAATTTTATTACAATGGCAGAATCCGTATGCGGCCGGAGGGAAACCTTTTAGCGGAGTATTTATTAACTATTCTACCGATGGATATCCGGGAACTGGTGGAACCAGAATATATACAGGATATGGTAATAATGCAACATCTGGTGGCTGGTCACAAGTTATTGTTACGATGCCCTCAATTGGTACTACTTATTATTTTAGTGCTACAGCTTATATGTCTGGTTCCCCTTCGGATATGTGGGGAAATACATTAAATGCTGCTGCTTCCACTACATCAAGAGGTCAGCAAGTATTTACTTCTTCTGGCACATTTACTGTACCTGACGGAGTTCGAAGCATTGATTTATTTTGTGTAGGTGGCGGTGGTAGCGGCGGCGGTGGCCGGAGACTTAATGATAATTCAGGCGGAGGCGGAGGTAGCGGAAAAACCTCTACAATCAAAAGCGTAGGTGTTGTACCAGGACAACAGTTTTCTGTAGTGATAGGAGCCGGAGGTGCCGCTGTAGAGGGCTTTTCTAGTGGTAGTAAAGGTGGTGAAACTAAAGTAATGAACGGATCCACAACTTTAGTCTTCGCGGATGGAGGCGAAGGAGGAGCTATGGGCGGTTATGGTGGCTCTGGTGGAAGTGCAGGAGGAAAAGGAGCTTATGCAGTAAAAAAAGGAGGAACCAATGCACAAAATGGAGCTTCCGATGGCGGCAGTACTAGCGCCTCTGGTCAAGGTACAACGACAAGAGCATTCGGAGAATCTTGGAATACACTATATGCCGGTGGCGGTGGTGGCGGTGGAAGTCTACAATATGCCGATACAGATAGAGCATTTGGCGGAGCTGGCGGCGGCGGAAATGGTGCTAATGCAATGGGGGCTGCTGGATCTAATGGGGCAGCAGGAACTGGAAGTGGTGGTGGTGGTGGATATACCTATAGCACTCCAGGTGGAGGATATGCTGGCGGTTCTGGTATTTGCATTATAAGATGGTAATAATAAAAATTAGAAAGGGAAAATAAAATGATTGTACATCAAGTATTTGCACAGATAAGTAAAAAAGAAATAAAGAATATTATTGTATGTGATAATTATGAAACAGCAAATAGATTGACAAGGGCAGCTTATGGAAATGAAGCATATGCGGTTGACTGTTCACAGTATCCATGCGGGATAGGTGATAGATATCATGACGGAGCTTTTTACCGTGTAAACGACGATGGGAGCAAAGGGGTGATCAATTATGTACCTACTGCAGAGCAGCAGGTGCCAGCGTTGTATGCCCGGGGATCCTACTTAGCCATGATGTCCGACATCGATGTAGAAGGAGTATAATATGAGTAAGTTTGAAAAGGTAAAAGGATATTTTGATGCAGGATTATGGTCTGAGGGAATGGTATATAATGCCGTAGACCGCTGGATCACAGCCGATGAATTCTGGGAGATTACCGGAAAAGAATATAAAGAAACGTGAGAAAATATGAATGAAAAACACATTATGTACAGTTTTGGGAGTGGTAGGTAGCTTTATAGCATCTTTATTTGGGGGATGGGATACCGGTATCGGAACTTTAATACTTTTCATGGCCATTGATTTTCTTTCAGGCCTGGCAGTAGCCGGAGTATTCCATAAAAGTATAAAGACAGAATCCGGAACACTTGAATCGAAAGCAGGATTTAAAGGCTTATGCAGGAAGTGTATGACGCTCCTATTTGTACTGGTGGCCCACCGCCTGGACCTCTCCCTAGGAACCCCTTACATACGCGATACAGTCATCATAGGTTTTATGGCAAACGAACTCATATCTATAGTAGAGAATGCAGGCCTTATGGGGCTGCCTCTCCCAGCGGCTCTTTTTAAAGCCATAGATATTTTAAACAAAAAATCACAAACATCACAATAACTACGAAAAGCCCATCAAAAGCCCATCTTTAATCCCGGTACATTCCCTCCCAATAAATCATATAATAATAACAGAAAGGACAAGGTGATTTAATGGTTAAAAGCGAAGCAACAGAAACAATGCCAAACATAGAGCTTTTGGGAATACAGGAAAATCTAAAGAATTCCGATTACACGGAGATTGAACGTTTCCGGGAATCCTTTGATGCAGACGAGATGGGCTTTGTGGGCCTAAGGGAAGGAATTTGATATGGAAGTTCAAAAATTATTGACACCATACAACTACAGTAACGGTCAGATCGACCGAATAAAATATATTGTAATACACTACGTAGGAGCTCTTGGAGGAGCAGAAGCAAACTGTAAATATTACGCTTCCCAATACATTGGGGCCAGCGCCCATTATTTTGTCGGATTCAGCGGAGAAATATGGCAATCCGTTGAGGACAAAGATATTGCATGGCATTGCGGAGCAAAAACATATACCCATCCGGAATGCCGCAACAGCAACAGCCTGGGAATAGAGCTCTGTGTCAGGAACAATGGAAGTCAATCAGAAACAAGCAGAGACTGGTATTTTGAAGATGCAACAGTAGAGGCTGCCGCCCTATTAACAAAAGAACTGATGAAGCAGTACAATGTCCCGGCGGATCATGTAATCCGCCATTATGATGTAACGGGAAAAATCTGTCCCAACCCTTATGTATACAATCATACTGAACATACCTGGGATAGCTTTAAAGCAGCACTTGCAGAAGCGCAGCATAAATCAGGTTGGATTGAAGAAGAGGGTGGATGGAGATTCTACTTAGGGAATACCGGAAATTATGTTACGAACGATTGGTATAAGGACGGAGAAAACTGGTACTGGTTCGATGGTGCCGGATTTATGGTAAAAGATACATGGAAAACCGGGTCAGATGGCAAATGGTATTATTTAAATAACAACGGTTCAATGGCAAAAAACCAGTGGATCATCTGGAAAGAAGAGCTGTACCGGGTTACGGAAGACGGAAGCATGTTTGAAGGAAAAATGAATCTGAGCACTGATGAAAAAGGTGCCCTGCATATTGTCTGAAAAAAGACGGGAGCCCGGCAATCCGGCCCCGTCTAAAATTATGGAAGCCATCGAAAGATGCTGGAAAATATTCATACACTATGCTAAAATTGCCTGTATAGCAGATTATTGTGTATCCCATGGAGTTTATCAGAAGAAGATCCAATGAATCAGAGGCTGCGGAACTTTTCCAACTTCATAAACAACAGTCAGAGAGGTAACCCT